ATCTGAACAATTTGGAGACTCTAAATTTATATATAATATAGATCATTGTATTGAATATAATGGAAAAAATAATGATTTTAAAATATATGGAACAAAATATATGATTGCATATTCAGATAAAGAAGTAATTAATTTTATACTAGTTCCACAATTTAATAAATTAAATTTTTATAAAATTATTGTTAAGGGATTAATTGAAACATATATACTATCAAACCCAATAGAAAAGGATGGGCATAGATATAAAAATAAAGATATATATACATGTATTATGTCATTAGATTCAGAAGATCCAATTTTTTATAAATTTGATATTGATCAAGAATTATTCAACTCATTGATTAAAGATTTTTTATATGAAAAATATTCAGTTGATCATAAAAGAATATATAACTTATATAATTGGTGTAGATATAATAAAGAAAAAGGGTATACTGGATTATTATATACAATAAAATGTTTAGAAGATATAAATAATGGATCAAATTATATTATTGATTTTTTAAAAAAAATACAGTATTTATCAAAAGAAGAAATTAAATTAATATTGATTTCAGAATATTCTGAAGAATTATTTATAAAAAAATTAGATGAACATTTAATTAATTCTATTGAAATATATCTTGGTTATAATAAAGATGAATGCGTAGAATATTAACTCTTTATTTATTCTATAGTAATTATAATAATTAAGATTGAAAAAAATAAATTTAATTAAAGTTTTCTTTGTCTCCTTTCTTTTTTTTCAAAAGGCTTGTTTAATAAAATATCTGAATAATTTCAATAGTTTTTTCAGTTGGGTTGTCAATCCAATATTGAATTTGTTCTTTAAGGGTTGAGATTCTCTCTTCCCATTCAATTTGCTTTGTATTCAGAATTTGCATAGTTCCTGTTTTATTTAATCTCCAACATGATTTAATTAATACACCATTTTGATTAGTATAGCTATCTGGATTAAATCTAATAAATACAATTGGCCTATGTTGTAAATCTTGCGATAATTCCATTAATCTTTTATTTTCACAACTGCAATCATACACAGTATGCTTTTTTTCATCAATTTCTACAATAATAATATGGGAGCCCATATCTAATAATAAATCTGGGCGACGGCGTGAACATCCATCTTGAACTTTTTTATCGGCGACCCAAGTAAAATTAGTAAATGTTTCAGTAATGCGATCAACAACGGTTTTTTCTTTGGTTTTGTAATTTCTAACATTTGGCTCATCTGGATATAAATGAATAAAGCATAAAAGACAGTATCCTCTATATTTATTATTTCCAAATGTTTCACACCAATCAGATTTGCAAAGTCTACTCCCACCACATTCTTTACAAGAAGATTTTTCCTTACCATGGCGACAAATTGAACTACCCTTGCATTCTTTACATATCTCTCTTCGTTTGTTGTGCTCACACCTACCACTACCACCACATTCTTTACATATATACTTTATTTTTCCATGAATACAAATAGAACTACCATGACATTCTTTACAAGACCTTTTTTCTTTATTATGCTCACAGCGATAACCAATATGGCATTTTCTACAATTATACTTGATTTTATCATGTATACACATTAAACCAATATTGCATTCTTTACAATTGCCCTTTATTTTTTCGTGAATACAAATTGAACGACCATGACAATCCACACATATATTTTTTCTTTTTCCATGAATACAGATCAAATTACTATGACAATCTACACAAGTTTTTTTTATTTTTTCGTGAATACAAATAGAACTACCATGACAATCTACACATATATTTTTTCTTTTTTTGTGAATACAGACCAAACTACCATGACAATCTATGCAATTTTTTTTTATTCTTTCGTGAATACATATACCACAACCATTACAATCTTTACAATATCTTTTTTCTTTATTATGCAAACAAATAGCATTTCCACAACATTCCTTACAATAACTTTTATATTTCATATGGATGCATATACCACCTCCAGAACAATCTTTGCAATAATATTTTTGTTTATTATGTTCACATTTATATGATTTTTTTGGAATGCATGGGGTGCACAATTCAACCGCTTCCATGGTTATCTTATATACATATATAAATATGCCTTTAATTGGGCATAGGGGCACATTTAAGCCCATAATGCAAAAAAAAATAAATGTAATTATAAAAGTTTTGGGTAAAGCCTTTTCAAAAAACTTAACTACTTATTAATTTTTCCCCATCTGGTAAACATTCTGCTGTTTCATTTTCACCCAATAATCTACACCCCTTAATTACGCATACACCAGTTTTTAATTTTTTTACAAATTTACTTAATGCAGATGACTCTAAATCTTTGATTACTTCAAACATAACATGCTCTTTATGTGATACATTTTTATTGAACCACGCAGCATATAGATTGGCTAAATCTGATATAAGATAGGTTTCCTCATTTTCGGTAGATATAACAAGATGGCTACGAATCCATCTAAATAATGAATCTTGGCTAACTCTAAATATATCTGTTTCTGCTTCTATAGTTGGAGATCTAACATTTTTTAATTCTCCATCATACTCATTTAGTAATTTTTCATAATAATGAGTTAATATAGAAAGCATGCCTGATAAAAATTCTGGATTATCTGAATATTCTGTTACAAATCTAGGATCTTCTTTTTTTTCAAATGGATTAGAGGGTTCTGGATTTTTTACAAATTTAGATTTTGCCGTATAATGTCTAAGCCTTCTCCATGTTCCATGGTCAGTTGTATCAATAATAAAATCATATTGAGATGCAGAGACAAAATTACATTTCATTGTAAATGTCTCTTGTTTGCAATTTAATTCTCTACCTGAAACTTCTCCGGCATTTACCATTTCTTTCATACGAGCAACATTTAAAACTTGACTTTTATTAGATTCTTCTGAATATGCCCAATTTAAATGTTTAAATCTCATCATTGCACTATTGGGCTTATCTGCATCCTCACGACTCGAAGACATTAATTGTATATTAAATTTGTCAGCATATGGGTGTAATGCCTTGGCAATCCATCTTAAAAAAGTTGTCTTACCATTATTTCCAGCGCCCACTAGAAAAATATAGAGTGAATTTTTTTGTCCGTTATTCAGTCCCTGGGAGGCATGGAACAAGATCCAATCGCGTGCATCGGGTTCAGGTATAATATCACAGATTGCATTAAATACAATTGCCGTCCAATAATCCGTTCCATTATATGGTTTCCACGTAACTGTACTATATCTACTAATTGGGTATTCATGAAAATAATTAATAAGTTTGCATTGTTTTCCCGTATGCAAAACACCATTGGCGACCCCAAATAAGAAGGGCACTGTATCTAATTTTTCATAAAACCCACGTGTGCGAAATATACGCTTGGCTTCACTTATAATTCCATTTTTAAAAGTATTATTAAACAAAGATTTTCGCGATCGCACAAAGTTTTTTTGCAATTTTACATAATATTTTGCCTTATTCTCGGTATCGGCCTTACTTCGCATTTCTTCTAAATGGTCTAATATATTTGAGCAAATAGTTGTTAATTTTTCGCTTATATATATAAATATATCATCAGGCTCAATTTCTCGGCGCCATTTCCACACCTCACCAGCCTTCATTGGCTGATTTGGTATTACAAATTCAAACCAGCAATAATGCCCCGACCCATCAACATCAACGCAGAATTTCTTTCCGATCATAATATGTAAAATTTTTGCGATCATATAATGTTGTATATCGCCTTCATGTTCATATACATATTCAGTAAATACTGTAAAATGCGCCCTAGACATAATCATCTTATATGTTGATGGGTTGCATGTTTTAGCCCAATGCAATATAGACCGCATTGATAATGGGTTTTCAACAAAGCGCTTACTACTTAGCGCTTCTTCCCATAATTCCTCTAATGCGGCCACCGAATACTTTTCGGCGCATTTCATACTAAACCAAATAGCAATTGGCTTATATTGCGTATTTGTATTTGCAAGCGCAAGTATTACATTGCGCCATTTATTGCGATCAGTATAATACGTTGGATCTAATATATCTAATAATGCATGCAGATATCTCGCCTCTGCATTATGCAGCGTCAATGTAGACAACGTATTATCCTCTTCTAATATGGTTAATTCGGATGAATCATATTCTTCGGCATCTGCCGGTTTTATTGGCTTATATACAACAATATTTAATTCTTCATTATGATCATATTTTGTTTTTATTATTAATGGAGCCGATGGTGTAGACCCATCATCCGATTCAATATATTCCGCCCCCGTGGTGAGGCTTAATTCCGCAACTAAATTATAGCGCTTTATTATGTCATCTATTTTTTTTATAACTGGAGCATTAAAACTATCATATGGCAAATCAATAGACAATTCTAAAAATGCGCCTATATGATATAGCTTTCCAGTTCTTTTGCAACTCCCTAAAAATAAAACGGGTACCGATGCGCTATTTTGGTCTAAACATTCCTCTGCATCAATGGCGCCCAATTCTAATAATATATTGTTTATAACCATATCTGATTTTAATTTATTAAATAAATATTTTTTATATTCTTTTTTAACCATTACATTTGGAATTAATATGTGAAATCCATATTTATAAATGGGATATTCAAATACATCATTTTTTATTTCAACGGTATTTTCTTTAATGGTAAAACATATATGAAATTTAAATTCGCTTTCTTTAATATTTAAGTCAGTTATTAAATGACGCATTATAACTTGAGCCAATCTAAAATATTGCTTATCTGTAATAATTGGATTTTTTTCTTTTGTTCTTATATCAAAATCAATCATGATGCCACTATAAAGGACATCAAAACTATATTGCTTTTCAGAAAAATGCAATACCGTGTTTTCTAAACGGCATAGCTCTAAATGATTAAATAATTGCTGTATAGAAGCTGAATCAAAATTGTATGTTTTTAATTCTCCTTGGTCAATTATATTCGTTTTTGGGTCTTTTTTTTCTGTAATCAAATAATGTCCTATATTGCGCAAAAACGTTGTCAATTGCTTAGACCCTTCGCATATTTTTTTCTGAGAGATTGAGTATATCGCCTCCCATGCAATAGTATCCGCTTCCGTTGGTGAAATATTATTTTCCATTTAATATGTCCAACTTCAGGGAATCTATATATATATAAGAATATATTTATTTAATAAATAATTAATATCATAAAAGGCCCTAATATTGAATTATTGGCAAAATATAAATTTATTTAAAATCATATTTATGAGAGCCTCAATATGTATCGGCACTTGCATCTATCTCAATTCAATGTAATTTAATAAATTGCAAATTTTATAAATAACTCTATAAAAATTTTTAATATTTTTTTATTTTCATTTATTAATAGCAAATGACTATAATTTTTTGATTTTTTTACGCAATGTAAATAATATTTTTTATGATAATTCATATTTGGATTATACCAAAGTTTTTTTAATTCAAAATTTTTCATTGATAATTTATTATATCCATTTATAACTAATCGGTTTGTTCTATTTTTTTTTTTTATTTAAAAAATAAGGT